GTGAGGCTTCTCTCCCCCCGAAAAAAACGGCTTCACCTGCGGAAACACATGGCTGTAATTTTGGGCTGGGCGTTTTCGCCCCGTTTTGACCCCTTTTACAGCAGTGTTGTTCCCCTTTTACTGGCGCTATTTACCGGGGATTGGAGCAGGTGAGCCGGTGATTGATTTGTCCGTGTTGATCTGCTCGACGCACACTCGGTCTACGACGTTTGGGCCGGCGATTCAGAAGCAGGTTTGGGATCAGTTGGCGGCGTTGCCTGCCGAAGACCAGGATCGCATCGAAGTTCTGCTGTTGGTTGATAACAAATCCATGATGCTGGGCCATAAGCGGAACGCGATGGTTGATATTGCGCAGGGCCGCTATTTGCAGTTTGTTGATGACGATGATCGTATTGCGCCGGATATGTTTCGGTCGGTTTTGGATGCTACTGACAGTAATGCTGACGTTATTACGTTCCTGGCGGCTGTTTCGTTGAACGGGAATCGCCCTAAGACGTGTCATTACAGCTTGGATTACACCGAGGACCGGAACACTCAGCACGGGTATGAGCGGATCCCTAACCATATTTGTGCTATTCGCCGGGATTTGGCCCGCCAGGTGTCGTATCCGCATCTTGCCTATGGTGAAGACAGTGGGTATTCGCGGTTGTTGCGGCCGTTGTTGATGACTGAGCATCATATTGACCGGGTTTTGTATTTTTATGACTATTGCCTTGAGACGACTGAGGCGCAGGCTCATTTGCGTAATAGGTCGCGTGAGCGACCTTATTTGCAACCTTTGGTTGATGTGGTGATTTTGTCTAATGCGATGACTTTGGGTTTGCAGATGATGACTCAGCGGACGATTGATACGTGTGTTGGTGGTGCGAATGGGTTGCCGTTGGGTGTGGCTGTCCTTGAGCAGTGCCCGAATGTTGTGTATAAGCGGGCTGCGACGCTTGAGATGCGTGGCGCTTTTAATTACAACAAGTTTGCGAATTTTGGTGCTTCTCGCGGGTCCGCTGATTGGATTTTGGTCGCTAATAATGACCTGATTTTTCGTGATGGTTGGTTGCATGGTTTGTTGGCTGCTGATCATCCTTTGGTTTCACCGAAATGCCCTAGGGATGAACGCCAATCTGAGTTTGAAGAGAACACTGTTGGTGGTGTTACTGGCAAGCATTTGTCTGGCTGGTGCTTTATGATTTCCCGGGATTTGTGGGATCGCATGGGTGGGTTTGATGATTCGGTCACTTTTTGGTGCAGCGATGATGTGGTGATTGAGCAGGCCGCGGAGCTTGGTGTTGAGCCGATGATTGTGCCTTTGTCTGTTGTTGAACACGATCAGTCGTCCACTTTGAAAGAGCAGTCGACTTCGGAGCGGGATGAGTTGACGTGGGCTCAGTTAGACAAGTTCATTGCGAAGTACGGTTCCCACCGAATGCAGGATAATCCCGACTTTTTGAGGTGGAAATCTGATGCCCGGTGACTATTTTTTTGATGCGGCGATTCTTTTTGCCGCTGGTTTCATTTTGATAATCCAATCGAGGTTAGGGAAACACATGGCAGGACAGCAGCAGGCAGTTGATGCAGTGGCGGCGCAGTTGCAGAAGGTTCGTTTTGAGGTGGTTGGGGTTCGGGACGTTTTGCTGGCCCGGATTGATGAGCTTCAGTCCCAGCTTGAGGACGGCGTTGAGGTCGTTGACTTGACGGCGTTGAAGCTGGCTGCTCAGTCGTTGGATGACATCGTGCCCGATCCGGTTGTCGAGGTTGAGGTTCCTGCTGAGGTTCCTGCTGAGGTTCCTGTTGACGTGCCGGAAGCACCAGTTGAGTGATTTCCATTGGGGTTGTCGCCCATACGTCTCGGGCTGAGGCCGCCCACGAACTGTTTGAGACGGTAGGGGCGAGTTACCTGTCGATGGATGATGGGCGCCTCGGTTGTGAAGGAAACCATGAACGGGTGCACGGCTGGCTGGTAGCTCAGCCGAGCTTGTGGTCGGTGGTTTTAGAGGACGATGCGGTTCCTGTGCCCGATTTCAGGGGGCAGCTTGAGCAGTGTTTGACTGCTGCGCCGGCACCGTTGGTGAGCTTGTATTTGGGGCAGTCACGGCCGCCGCAGTATCAGGCCGCTATTGGCTGCGCTGTGGAGTCGGCGCGCCGCGACGATGCGGATTGGGTGTTGTCGGATCGGATGTATCACGGCGTTGCTTATGCGGTGAGGACTGATCTGCTGCCCAGCTTGTCGGGGTGGAGGAAGGGTTTGCCGGTCGATGAACGGATCAGCGAATTTGCGTCTTGGTCCGGGTTGGATGTGGCTCATTGTTTCCCGTCGTTGGTTGATCACGCGGACTGGCCCACGGTGATCAAGATGCACAATGATGGGCAGCCTCGCACGGCGGGCCGGGTGGCGTGGAGCGTCAAACCTCACGCCGGATGGTCAAGTAAGTCGGTTCGGGTTGATGCGCGGTAAGGCGAAAACCCAAACCCAGTTGGGGTTGGGTTGGCGTCATCAGCAGCAGCGCACCATTTTGATGCGGAAACTGATCGACGGCGAGTTGTGTTGGTGGTGCGGGCTGGCTTTACGGAAAGAGCCCACAAAGAATTGGGATGGCCGGCCGTTAGCGGCGGATCATTCGCAGGCCCGCGCGTTGGGTGGGATGCTCGCTGACCGGCTGTTGCACTTCACGTGTAACTCGCAGCGCGGCTACGGCAACCGGGACCATAAACGGCCGGCGGTCACTGGCCTTCAGGTGGATTGCCCTGATGTGCAGTCCGACTTGGCTATGGATTGGTGATGTTGTTCCTTGTGACGGGGCCTCCCGCGGCAGGTAAATCGACTTGGGTGCGACAGAACGCTAAATCGGGCGATATAACAATTGATTACGACGCCATCGCAGCGGTTCTGACGCCCCTCCAAGAAGGTGTACGCGCCTACCCCAAGCATGTGTCTGCGGTAACCCAGGCGGCACGCAGGGCTGCCATCGACACCGCTATTGAGTATCGGGAGTCCACGGACGTGTATGTGATTCATTCGACGCCGTCGGAGAAGATGATCAAGTTTTATCAACGGTTGGGGGCGAAGATCGTCACTGTCGACCCGGGCCGGGACGTGGTTTTGTCTCGGTGCGATAAGCAGCGCCCGTGGCAGATGAAGCAGGTCGCGAATCGGTGGTATCAGGATCGGAACCCGAATGTTGTTGTTCCTGAATCGGTGGCAATGCCGTGGTAGAGCCGACTGGTGTTGCGGCCGCTGAGGATGATGTGGCGGCGTTGGTGGCGTTACGGGATCGCCTTGCCTTGGAGATTGATTGCACCGATTCGGCGCAGATACTTGCAGTTTTGAGCCGTCAGTTCATGGCGGTGATCACCCAGCTTGCGGAACTGAAGCCCACAGCACCTTCAAGAGTGGATGAAATCGCTGACAAATATGCACGAAAGCTCAAGTCTATTCGGGGTGCAGACGCCTCGGATTCGGAACCTTCCGGCAGCGCAAAACAGTCTGGGTGATGCCGCCATTGAGTTGGCTGCATCGTTTGGGCTGATCCTTGACCCTTGGCAAGAGAACGTTTTGACTGATGCGCTGCTCGTCAAGGACGACAACCCTTCTCGGTGGGCTGCTTTCGAGGTTGGTTTGGTCGTCAGCCGGCAGAACGGGAAGGGCGCAATACTTGAGGCCCGCGAACTTGCTGGGGCTCTGCTGTTCGGTGAGCAACTGATCGTCCACTCGGCACACGAATTTAAGACCGCCAAAGAGGCCATGCGACGCCTAGAAATGCTGCTAGCGCGGGCCGGTGAACCGTACAGGGCGAACCGCTCCCACGGCGAGGAATCGTTGGAGTTCAAGAAAACCGGTGCCCGGGTGATGTTCCAAACCCGCACGAAGGCCGCTGGTCGCGGACTGAGCGGGGATCTCATCATTTTGGATGAGGCGATGATCCTCTCAAGCGACGCGGTCGGCGCCCTGCTACCTACGATGAGTGCGCGACCGAACCCGCAGTTGTGGTACACCGGGTCGGCTGTCGACCAAGCCATTCACGCTAATGGGACGGTGTTCGCTTCGGTGAGGGAACGCGGCCTCTCTGCTGCTGATCCTTCGCTGTGCTGGCAGGAATGGTCGTGCGTCCAGGGCGCTGACCTTGATGACCCGCAGCAGTATGCGATCAGCAATCCTGGGTTGGGTTACCGAATCCAACTTGAGCACGTTCGCAACGAACGCCGGGCCCTGTCGCATCAGCCGAAAGTGTTTTCGGTTGAACGCATGAGCATCGGTGACTGGCCCGCTTTGGGTGATGTTGATTCCCAAATCCCCTCAGACACGTGGGCAGAAATGATGCAGATCAGCCCCGAGTTGGTGGGCCCGCGAACCATTGCGGTGCACCGGTCAAGGGATCGTCGCCGTTGGGCTATCGCCGCGGCGCAGCGCACCGCAGACAACAAGGTTCATGTCGAGGTCGGGCCGGTACAAGAGGGCTCCCACAACGATGTAGCCGAATATCTTGTCGACAAGATCGCGCAGTGGAATCCGCTCGCTCTTGTGGTGGATCGACGTTCCTCAGCTATGGCGTTGGAGCCATTATTGCTCGACGCCGGCATTGAGCCGACCGTCACTAACTCCACGGATTTGGCGTTGGCGTGCGGCGGGTTCCTTGACGATGCCCTATCGGGCATGTTGTCGCACAGCAATCAGCAGGTGTTGACAAGCGCAGCCGCTAACGCACGCAAACGTGAACTGCCCGGTGGCGGCTTCGCGTGGCACGAAGACTCCGAGGGTTCTGTCACTGCGCCGTTGATCGCGGCGACGTTGGCGCACTGGGCCCTGATTTCTATTGCGAAACCACCGACAGCTCCACGCTCAGCCCCCGTGGTGGAAACACGTAACCCCGAAACAGAACTTGATGTCTTTGCGGCTTTCTAGAAAGGAGGCAACCGTTGGCTAAATCGCCTCCCGTGACTGAGCGCGGATACGTCAATCCGCTCGGCGGAATCATGTCGGGCTGGTCCCAAGACGGCAACCAGTTCGAAACCAACGACGACCTGTTGTGGCCTCGGTCGGTGCAAACGTTCACCCGTATGGCCCGCGACGACTCGCGCCTGTCCTCAATTTTGCAGGCAATCTCCTTGCCGATCAGGTTGACGTCGTGGCGCATTGATGCGTGCGGCGCGTCCGACGAGGTGACCAGGCATGTCGCTGACGACCTCGGGTTGCCCATTGTGGGTGACGACGAAGAGTATCCGCATCGCCGGTCAAAGGGCCGATTTTCGTGGGGTTCTCATCTTCAGCAGGCTTTGACGTATCTGCAATTCGGGCATTCAATCTTTGAAACGATCTACCGTGTTGACGGCGGCCGAATCCACTTGGCGAAACTTGCGCCACGCCCACAGTCAACCATTGCGTGGTGGAACGTCGCCCGCGATGGCGGCCTGATCAGTGTTGAGCAGTGGCCGGCGGGCCTGTTCGTCACACCAGGGCTCAGTGTGTCATCGCCTGCTGGTGGCCGTTCCGCCATCCCAATCAGCCGACTGCTGGTGTATGTGCGTGACCCGGACCCAGGTGTGTGGCACGGCAACTCCATCCTGCGGCCGGCGTACAAAAACTATGTCCTGAAGGACGAGTTGCTTCGCATTGAGGCTGCCGCTGCTCGACGCCACGGCATCGGTGTGCCCGCAGCGTGGGCGCCACCAGATGAGTCGAACGACCCTGAGCGGGTCGCTGAATATCAGAAAGCGGCGTCGGCCTACCAAGGCGGATCCAGTGCGGGCATCGGCTTGCCCGCCGAGGCGCGATTCGAAATCTTGGGCCCGACAGGTTCACCGATGGATCCTCGACGGGCCATCGAATACCACGACCACCAGATGGCGTTGGTGGCGTTGGCGCACTTCCTGAACCTTGACGGCAAGGGCGGCTCCTACGCTTTGGCAAGTGTGCAGCAGGACACCTTCGTGCAGGCTGTTGGTGCTGTAGCGGAAAACATTCGCGAGGTCGCGCAAGCGCACGTCATTGACGACATCGTGGACTGGAACTACGGCCAGGACGAGCCCGCCCCCCGCCTGGTGTTCGACGCTATCGGTTCTCGCCAAGACGCCACAGCGGTCGCCATGCAGCAACTCGTCGCCGCTGGCCTGCTGACACCCGATTCAAGGCTTGAGTCGTTTGTGCGTCAAATGACTGGCCTTCCCGCATCGGATTCTTCTTACACCGAAGAAGCAGATGACGACGTTGAAGAAGCACCCGACACTGGACAGGTTGGTGTCGAACCGCCGCCGCAAACCCTGTCCAACAAAAACGATTTGAGGTTGTTTGATGTCTGATCAAGGTTTCGCTATCACCAACAAAGCAGGGTCAACGGAAGTCCTCATTTATGACGACATCAACTCGGCAACGTCCGGGCCGTTCGTCAGGGCCCTCAACGACCTCAAAGCCGACACAATCACCGTCCGCATCAATTCCTCGGGCGGCAACGTGTTCGATGCCATTGCGATGGCCAATGCGCTGCGCGATCACCCAGCCCGCATCACAACAGTGGTAGACGGGTTGGCGGCGTCGGCCGCATCATTCATTGCCACTGCCGGTGACGAAGTGGTGATGAACCGCAACTCCGAAATGATGATCCACAACCCGCGGGCAGCCACCGCAGGCGGATCGAACGACATGCGTCAACTCGCTGACCGACTCGACGCGGTGCGCGACAACATTGCGTCAATGTATGTGTCGCGGGCCGGCGGCACTGTCGAGCAGTGGCGTGACGTGATGGCTGCCGAAACGTGGTACAGCGCCGAAGAGGCTGTTGCCGCCGGTTTAGCGGATCGCGTCTCCGAGCAGCCCGCCGTCACCAACTCTTATGACCTGTCGACGTTCACCTACGCCGGCCGTTCACAAGCACCAGAGCCCCTTAATGTTCAGCCCATCCACCCCACCGACTCGGGCTCCGAGTCATCACCTAGAAAGGAAGGTGGCGCTATGCCCACCTTGCAAGAGGGGCTCGCGGAGCTGTTCGGTGTTTCCACCGACGCTGACGACGAGACCATTCTGACCGCAGCGAAGGACGCTCTGGAAGAGCGAACCGCCGCTGTGGAACCGTCCGCCCCGGCGGAACCGACCATTGAGCAGGCGGCTGCCATCGCGGCGAAGTCCGGCCTGACTTTGGTGAACTCCGAAACCCTTGCCGCGTTGCAGGATCAGGCCCGTGCGGGTGCTGAAGCCCGCGCGTTGCAGGTCCGCGAATCATTTGAGCGGATCGTTGACTCGGCGGTTACCGACGGCCGGATCGCACCGGCTTCTCGGGATCACTGGTTGACGCAACTGGCGGCCGACCCCGAGGGCATCCAGAACGTGATCTCGGCCCTGCCGGCTGTGATTCCGGTGACCGAGTTCGGTCACGCCATCAGCAACGAAGCCGACGACGACGACAGCCTGTACGGCCGTCTGTTCGGCCTGAGCGCAAAGGACGCATCTCATGTCTGAGTTTTCCCCTCTTTTCAAGCCGGGTGCCGAGTTCACTCGTCCCACCTCGGCGGCCGTCACTGGCGGTCAGGTTCTCATCGTGTCCGGTGAGGGCACCGTGGCACCGTCCTCGGCGGCTTCGGCTGCCGTGTTGGGTGTTGCAGCCTTCGACGCTGCTAGCGGCGAGGACGTCACGGTCATCACTGCCGGTGTCGTCAACGTCGATGCTAGCGGCGCGATCAGTGCTGGCGCTTCAGTGGCGGCAGCTGCGAGCGGTGCAGTTGCGGCCCACTCGGGCACCAACTACAGCACCATCCTCGGGGTTGCGCTCGGCGCAGCCGCCAACAATAAAGTCCTCGTCAAGCTGACGCTGGGCTGACCGGCACACACGAAAGCAGGAACAGAACATGCCGTACACCTATCCTCCCGCAGCCCCGTCGCTGTCGGGTGACGTTTTATCCATCAACCGGTTCCTTGCGAACCCGACCTTGGTGGCCCGCCGTCTGCGTACCCTCGCTGAGCAGCGGTTCATCTCGGATGCTCTGCTCACTCAGCGTATGCAGGCGCAGGGCGGTTCCGTGCTGTACGAGACGGGCGAGTCGATCTACACCGACACCGCCCCGGATGGTGTCAGCCCCGGCGCCGAGTATCCGCGCACCGCGGTCAGCCACGGCACTGCGTCGCTGGCGAAAACCACCAAGTGGGGTTCGGATGTCGAGGTG